CATGATGACGGCGGAGTGAGTGAATTTTTCGTAAGCCCCACCAAAGTGCGTTGCATTGGTCGGGCGAAAAGGGATCAAGTCAATTGATTGTTCCAGTCGCATGGAGACGAGATCAACGAGCGTTGCTTCGAAATCCGCCGCTGCCCACAGTTTACCGTTGATTGGCATGTTGGAATCGGACTGGTAGCCGAAGCCTGCAGGGATGGCCACATTATCGACATGACCGACATATCCGTTATCCGGATGCCATTTGATGACACGCTCTGCAAGGCCAAGCGTAAAATAAATATGCCCCGTAAAGTCATCCCAAAAGACGGTGCGCGGCAGCTCACCGTCCGTCCAGATCGTGCTGCTCCATTCGAGTACCGCTCCCGACCCGAAGGCATCTGGTGTAAAGCGACGGACATAGTTTCCCGTGACTTGCCAATAACGACCATAGGGATCGTCGCACATCGGCCCGCCGAAAGTGACGGATGGAAAATAATCCGATAAGTCGATAATCTCTTGAAGGTCGGTATTGTAAACCTTACGCGTCCCGTAGCAGAAAATCTTATCACGGCGTACGATGCCATTGACGCTAAACGATACTTTAGGACTTGTGAGGGCAACAATGCCCAGTGTATCGGGATGGCGTTTCACAAGACGCATGCTGACGGCATGGGCGTCAGCGGCATGATAATAATAGCCCTGGCTATCAATCCCGCAGACATCGCCGTAAACGTCGTTCGCACCTGGAAACGCGGTCGACCAGTTCGGATCTTCGAGATCACGTTGCAGAACGAGACGATTATTGACAACATCATATTTATAGACGTGATCCGATCCTGTACCGATCAATGTACCGCGCGCCTGATCGAGAGTTCCGCCTTCCTTGGTCATGGTGATCGCTGGTGTCAGGATCACGGCATCACTCTGCATATCGCCGTCCGCGACGACTTCGGCGCTGATATTCGGAATACGGTTGGCGAAATCCTTAAGCTGCAGATCGGTGAAGACCAGATAGCACAGGCCACGGAATGCAGGCACATTGCCCACGCCAAGGTGCATCTCCATCGTGCTGTCCGGTTCCTGATTTTCCTCGCCACGATGAATGCGAATGATCCCAGGGTATTTTTCAGTGGTCTGGGTGTTGCCAGCAGTTGCGTCATAGATAACTTTTGTGTCCGCCCAGATCCGGCGCACCGTTGCCACGGGGCCGATACATAGGCCGACTGCGAAGGACGATGAATAGCTATAGGTCGTCTGCGATGATTTCTTACCACCGCCTTTGCCACCACTGCTGCGCTTAACGGTACGGGTTTCCTTGAGCGGCGTCGACCAGATGACGTTGCCGGAAATCCGCATGGTGCCATACACAAGCGGGATCGGCGCGCCATAAGTCGAAGTCTGTACCGATAGATCGTCGATGCGCGGCCCCTCGATATTCTGGCCTTTGCCGCCGCCGAACAGCAGATTGCCGAGCATGACACCACCCAGCCATCCTGCGGACGCGCCGATACCAATGGCGGAACCGAGTGCGGAACCGACCACGCCTAAAGCAAGAACGGCCATTAGGCACCTTCCGCAAAATACGGAAAGCGATAGGCTGCGGCGATGCGCTGATTCCAGCGATCATCCATGCCGTGTTCGACCACTTTACCCACGCCGGAATAGCTGTGGATGATGCCGTGGTCGGTAATCAACGCAACATGCTGGGGTTCGCGGCCCCAGGCCATGAAGTAAAAATCTGCGATCTGCACATCCTGTACCGGAACGGAAATAAACCAGCGGCTCAAGGCTTCGCGCATGCGACGGCTATCCGGCATCATGGAATAATTGGCGTAAGACAGAGCCTCCGGCGAATTTGGATCGTAATCCATCAGCTTGTGCTGCATGCCGATGGCCTTAATCAAACCGATGCAATCGCAGGCAACGCCTTTGAGGTGGCCTTGATGCTTAAACGGCGTGTTAAGCCATTCGCGCGCTTCGCGCACGATGTCCATGCGGGTGAGTTTATTTTCCATCGGGGTATGCCAGAACCTGATCGTTGCCAGGGACGTTCGGTTCGCCCCTGAAGTTTTTGACGTTGTTGTACCTGTCTTTGCAGGTCAAAAATTTCTTATCGCAGCCTGGACGCAGGCTATAGGTATCGCCCACGGCTACAGTGCTTGGCATAGGCAGAAACAGCGTGAAGACGCCGCCGCTGGCGAAAGCCTTCACTTCCATTTTGCGACCTATATTTGCGCCGCTCGACCAGGTGAGCAGACCGCCGTTCCAGTAATTGGCAGCTTCGGCGCGCGATGTATCCGTAAAGCCGCGCCTGTCGGCAACGGCGGTGATGGTTCCGGTGACCGTGAGCGCGGCCAGATTGATTTTGCAGCGACTGTCACCCAGATCGGCGCGGCAATCCGGAGTGTAAAGCTCGACAATCTGCTGGGAAAGCGCCTGCGATAAACCGCGCAATTCCGCGCGGAAAACCATGTCCTTCAATTCCACTTCACCGATGGTGCCACGCTTAAGGATGATCTTACCGTTAGCCAGATTGCTCCAGTTGACGAGGAAAATCTCGACCGTTGCCCCATCCCACACGCCCGCGCGTAGGTCGGCGGCGCTCAAGGTTTCGCTGTCGATGGCGCTTTCAATGTCCAGGTTATCGACCGCCAGATTGGCGATGGTGTGAATGGCCGAACGGGTATAGCCGGAGCGCGCCTGGTAAAGGAGGCTCTCCACAGTCAAGTCCTTGTCGAAATCCGTGAAGCCAAATACCGCGCCATCGCGGCGCGTGACCTTCCAGCAAGTCGCAAGGGTGGTGGTCTCGCCAACAATATGTGTTGCAAGGGTGCTGCCAGCCGTTTTCATACGCGAATCTCCACAATCGGAATACCCGACCATTGGTGCAAGTTGATCTGTTCGATGGTGACGGCCATGCGGTCAGTATCAAAACGCACAGGAACATCAAATTCATAATCGGCAGACACGGCCACGCCGTTTCCTGGAGCGGTTGTAAAGGTGATGATGCCTGTCGTGGTGTTCACCGACCAGCCGGACATTTGTTGCACGCCTGCAAGGTAAACTTTTACCGTGCCAGCCACGGGTTTGGTGATCGTGCGCACGTCTGTACTGCCGCCTGACGAATAAGTGCGGATCAGCTGGAACGTCGTGGTCGTTCCGTTACCCGTTCCGAGAGCCTGACCTGTCGCCTTATAATCTGTCCAATCCTTGAACCGAAACCCATGTGCGCGGCCTTTGCGAGCGCGGAAAAAGGCGATCAGCGTATCAAGCTGCGTCTGCTTTTTAAGGCCAGAGGCAACATCCCAGCGCCCGCGCGCCGCCGACCAGTTGATATTCCGTTGTTCATAGCCGGATGCCGTGGCGACGACAGAGGTTGCGAATTCAGGGCCGCCTGTCGCGCCGTAAGCGATATCGTTCGGGAACTGGATTTCATGGAAAGCCATTATAAGTTCCTCTTGGCACGTTGAATGCCGCGCGCAGCTTCAGCCGTGATTTGTGACTGGCTCATGCGGAAACTGCTGGCGTCCGGCGTGGTGATATTCATGACGACACTGACGGGCGACCCCATGCGTGTGCCGTCTTTCGGCAACACGATTTCACCGCGCTCAAGAATGGCGGGAATTTCACCAGGCTTAAGGCCCGCAACACCGCCCGTGTGATAGCGCGGCGCGCTGGCATATACATAGGCAGGCACGCGGCGTTGCGGCGCATTGCTGCCAACTTCGCCACCTTCGTGGAAGATGCTGCTGAAAATGCTGTCCAAGAAACCGCCGCCGCCCATGCTGCTGCCGAGCATATTGAACAGCGGCCCTGTGATGGACTTCTGCACGGCCATGCGCGTGATGTCGGCCACAATAGAATTCGCCATATCGCCCAGGCTTTGCAGACTTTTTCCACCGGAGGTGACGAAATCCACAATGGCGTCTTCGGTCGCCTTCATGCCTTCGGTGAAGGCTTTCTCGACCGCCGATGCAGCATCTTCCGCTTGTTCGCGGTAATTGCGGAATGCCCGCAATGCTCCGGCTTCGGCATCCTTGCGGGCATCGAGCTGCTGTTTTTCAGCATTGGCAACGGCGCGGTTATAGGTTTCCTGACTGATCGCGCCAGCATCGAGCATGTTTTTAAGACGCTCTAATTCGGCAGCGTAGGATTCCGTCGCTGTGCGCGTGGCGTTGGTGACTTGTTCGCCTTCTTGGCGAAGCTTGTTCAGTTTTTGCTGGCCTTCGCCTTGGTCGTAAAGGGCAGCGGCCAGTTTTTCGACTTCGGCCCGTTGTGCGCCCGAAGCACTGTCGGA